ACGCTTTCAGTGGCGAACAACACGAGCATTGGGCCTAGGTACGATGTTACTAACACAGCATTTGGGGCCAAAGGAGACGGATCTACAGACGATACACTTGCCATTCAAGCGGCCTTCAATGCGTGCTGGAATAGCGGGGGGTCTCCACACGGCGGCATCATCGAGTTTCCCGGAGATCACGACTATGTAGTATCTTCGACGATCAACGCATACGATGGCTGTCAGATTGAGGGGACGATCGGCAATGGTGGCGGAGGGTATACACCTCCTCGGTTGTTATGGAACGGGTCAGTACCGGGCACTGCTTACAACATAACAGGAGTCACGATCGCGGCTAATTCGACACCGGTCTATGCGTCGAGTTCTCCAGCGCCATTTCCTCAGCCAAACATCGCGACCTTCACGGCGAGCAACAGCCTCTCAGCCGGGCAGTGGGTAGACATCGAAGGACTAACTTTGACGGGCGATACGGGACTGAACAGGGGAGTATTTCAAGTAGCCTCGGCAACCACAACGGGGTTTACGGTGATAGTGCCCTATTCAGTAACGGCAGGCAGCTTTAGCGACACAGGAACCGCGACGACCGCTAATGTTTATGTTGCATTCGACGCCAACGCCCGCTATGAGCAGGCGGTAAGCAACATACTGCTTGCGAACAAATCAGCAACCCAAACGAATACATTTCAAGTGGGGTTCTATTTCAGTTCGCGGGTAGACACCGGCACGAGAATATGGCATGGCGAAGTATCAGGCGCCACGGAGTACAGCTACTATTTCGCCAATGGCGGAATCAATATTGATTTTGACAAAGGGTGGCGATCGGATGGAGCGGGAATCGCGGCAATCTACTGGAGAGTAGGGAGCTCAGACTCATTCGGGATCGCCAATGGAACAGTGGATAATGGGCGCGGCGCATACGGCTCATCAAGCAGCGGAGCCGCGGTAATTCTGGACAATCAGTCTGCGTGTGGAATTGTAAATTTTACTTCGAGGAACGTCAAAGTCGAGGTGAACACGACGCTGACGCCAGGGTTAGGAGTATTTACGCTTGATGACTGCCCGACCGCAGGAAATGGAGAGCAGTTCTTCCTAAGCTTTGATACTACCTGGGTGGCTCCAGCGAGCGGCAGCACAGCCGGATTCAATTTCCCTTCAATAGTCATGTCGCCCGCCAACGACAAGGCGCTGGTGTTAAGCGCGGCGAACAGCCAGTTTGGCAGCGGGATAGGATCGAACACAACGGCGGCATTTGTGGGGATACCAGGGCTTTCGCGGGGCAACATTCTTGGCGCCAGCGGCTGGACGCCTCTGCTCACCTATTCTCCTTCAATCGCGAGTTCTGGAGTGGGACCGGGCGCGTCAGTGTCTCCGGCACAAATACTCGGTGATCTGAATATCAACCAGTTGTGGCAATATGGCATTCCCGCTTCGAATCTTCTTTACACGGACACGGCATTTGCGGCGCTGCCGAGTGGGACGACGCTGTATTCCGGGCAAATCATCGCGCCGCCGAGTTACTGGGATGGAGCGAATGGGAAGAGGTACGCCCTGGACGTGGTTTACCAGACAGGCACAACAGGCAGTCCGAATGGCGGGGCTACGGCCTGCTCCGGCACGAGCGGCACGAGTGTATTGACTTGCACGAGCGCTACGGACCTTTCGGCAGGCGAGCTAATCTCCATCGGAACAGATACGAACAAGAAGATCAGTTTTGTGAATGCGACTCAGCCGGGAGCGGTGCTGGTGAATCTGACGAATAATTTGAGCTCCGCGCACAGCAGCCAGGCGCTATCGTTTTCCGCACCCTTGCTGGCATCGGAGATACAAATGCCGACGAAGTCCGCGAGCGCGCCAACCAGTTTAGCGTGGTCGCAGGGAGATATGGAAGAGAACTCCGGGGCAACGGCCAATGGAATTGCGGCGTGGGTAAACGTGGCGGCGGGAACGCCGGGGACGTGGGCCGCGATTCCGCTGGGAAACAGCAGCGGCCAGATTGCCACATCTCAGATAGCTTCCGGATCGCTTCAGGGCACGGATGTGAAGGTGCTGACAGCGGGAACTGTAGCTGGAACGGCGATTCCACTTTGCACGGACGCGAATGGGGGAGCAACGACCTCAGGTTGCCCGACGGTGACGGGAATTGTCGCCGTGGCGAATGGCGGCACGGGAGCAAGTACCGCTTCGGCGGCATTGGCGAACCTGAGCGGAGTTTCAAACTCGACGACGGTCAACGGCCATGCCTTGAGCAGCAATGTGACGGTGTCGGCATCGGATCTGACGACCGGGACTCTGCCGCACGCGCAACTGCCAGCTCTGGCTTCAGGGGATATTCCGAACAATGCGGCGAATACATCGGGCACGGCGGCGGGGTTTACCGGCACGCTGGCCGGGGATGTTACGGGAAGTCAATCGGCGACGACGGTGGGCAAGATCAATGGCGGAAGCATACCGGCATCGGCGAATGTGTTGAGTACGAATGCGAGCAGCCAGCTTTTGGCCTCGACCACGCACAATCTGAGCGTGCCGGCGAATTGCGCGGCGGCATCCGGCTCCGGAACAGCTTACACTTGCTCGACCTCGCCGACATTTACGGCGGCAGCGGGCGATCATATTCAGTTCAAGGCGGATGTGGCGAACACGGGCAGCGCGACGCTGGCGGTGAACGGGGCGACGACGGCGGCTATCTACAAGTGGGGCAATACTTCCACACTGGCTGCCGGAGATATTCAGGCCGGCCACTGGATCAGCGCGACTTACGACGGCAGCCACTGGCAGCTAGAAGGGCAGTTGGGCAATGCGAATGCGACGCAACTGAACAGCGCGTCTTTACCGGCATCGGCGAATGTGTTGAGCACGAATGCGAGCAGCCAGTTGGTTGCTTCCACGTCGCACAATCTGAGCGTTCCGGCGAATTGCGCGGCGGCATCCGGATCAGGGACGGCTTACACATGCACGACGTCGCCCACTTTTACGCCTGCGACGGGAGATCATATTCAGTTCAAGGCGGATGTGGCGAACACGGGCAGCGCCACGCTGGCGGTGAACGGGGCGACGGCGGCGGCTATCAAGAAATGGGGCGGGGCCGGAAACCTGATTGCCAATGATCTATTGGCCGGGCACTGGATTTCCGCAACATTTGATGGGACGTATTGGCAGCTTGAAGGGCAGTTGGGGAATGCCAACGCGACGCAACTGAATGGGACGGCGATTACCGGGCTGTCGGGGAGCGGGTCGGTTTTGGCGCTGGCGAGTTCGCCGGTATTCACGACGCCAGCGTTGGGCGCGGCGAGCGCAACGAGTTTGACGACGTCGGCATCCTCGACCTTTGCGGGCAGCGCGAATACGTTCAACAATGCGGCGGCGGCGGAGAACGACGTGATTGTTCAGGCCGGCTCCGGGGCAGCGCAGGCGGCGGCGTATCAGTTGAATACGTATGCGGGAGCAGCAACCTGGAAGCTGCGGATGGACGCCAGTAACTATCTTCGCTTTAACGACGTAGTGAACAGCCTGGACCGGGAGATTTTCTATCAGAATGGGCAGACAATTATTAACTCGGGCGCAGGGGCGAATGCCGTGGTGATCAATAGCTCAACCAACAGCGGGACCGGGGGATTGCTGGTGGAAAGCGGCGGTTCAAGCCCGGCCGCGGTGCTGACGGTTTCGGGGAGCGGGAATACGACGGCAACGGGGTTTGTGGCAGGCAAGTTCATGATGGGGTCGGGAACGATGACGCTGGCGACGGGGGCCGCGGCGGGGACGAGTCCGACGATTGCGTGCGCGACCAGCCATGTATGCGACGGGGTGAGCGGGACAGTGACGCTGACGACGGGGACGAGTCCGGCGACGGGGACGCTGGCGACCTTGAATTTTCCGAATACGCACACCAATCAGGCGAACTGCGTAGTGGACGTGCTGCAGAGCGGTGTGGGACAGGTGACGACGGCGACATGGAGCGAATCGACGACGGCGGTGACGCTGACGGCCAACGCGGCGTTGACGGCATCGACGGCGTATACGGTGAAGTACTGGTGCGGCGGGAACTAAGTCTGTGACCGGATGAAGATGTTGCTTTGCAGCCTCGGTATGCGCGGGTCTGGAGACCCGCACGACAGCCGATCTGGAGATCGGCGCTACATTCCGAGCAGGCACCTTTTCATGCGGTCAGAAACCTAGGTCTGTGACCGAGTCATTCCGTACCTCCCCACCCCAGCCGCAAAAACAAGTTCGCGGCGAGGGTGGGGCACCCATCATTGGTACAAGAACAAGCGGCCAAACCAAGCTCGGAGTTGAACTGAGGCGAATACGGGGTGGAGATGGGAGAAAGCGGCGCGGTAACGGCGGCGGATTGGGAAGATCTCCTGGAGGGGTTGGACGCGGAGGAGCTGGAGCGGTTTGGGAAGATTTTGGACCATCGCCCGATCAGCTTGCGGGGACAAACGGTGGCGATGGCGCTGGCCGAGCATCTGCTGCTGGTGAGGACGCGGGAGGGCAGGACGGCATCGCTGGTGGCGAATGCGGCGCAACGGGCCTTTGAGCGGCGGCGGGGCGAACGGAACATTGTGCTGAAGGCGCGGCAGATGGGAATGACCACCTGGGCGGCGGCGCGATTTTTTTTGAAGACGATTACGCAGCCGGGGACGCTGACGCTGGAGGTGGCGCACACGCAGGAGGCGGCCGAGGAGATTTTCCGGATCGTTCACCGGTTTGTGGATTGGCTGCCGGAGGAGCTGCGCGAGGGGCCGTTGCGGACCTCGCGCGCTAATGTGCGGCAGATTGTCTTTCCGGAGATCGACTCGCAGTACCGGGTGGTTTCGGCGGGGGACCGGAATGCGGGGCGGGGATTGACGGTACAGAATCTGCATTGCTCGGAGCTGGCTCGCTGGCCGGGCGACCCGGCGGAGACGCTGGCGGGGCTGCGGGCTTCGATGGCGCCGGGGGCGGAGTTGATTCTGGAATCGACGCCGGACGGAGTGGGCGGATGCTTTCACGAGGAGTGGCAGAAGGCCTGCGAGACGGGGATGGTGCGGCACTTCTTTCCGTGGTGGATGGAAGAAAAGTACCGGGCGAAGGCGGTGGATGAGGCCAGTTTGACGAACGAAGAGCGGGATTTGATGGCCCATCGCCTGCTGGACCTGGAGCAGATTGGCTACCGGCGGCAGATACGGGCGGATTTTCGCGGACTGGCGCAGCAGGAGTATGCGGAAGATTGCGAGAGCTGCTTTTTGGCCAGCGGGGATTCGGTCTTCGAGCTGGGGGCGATTGAGGCGAGACTGGCTGCGATGCCGGCTCCGGCGGAGGTGCGCAAGAATGGGGAGTTGGAGATTTGGTTGCCGCCGCTGAAGGGCAAACAGTACCTGGTGGCGGTGGACCCGGCGGGCGGGGGGAGTGAAGGAGATTACTCGGCGGCGCAGGTGCTGGAGCTGGAGACGGGATTGCAGTGCGCGGAGTTTGCCGGACACATGGGAGGGCTGGAGCTGGCGCGGCTGGTGACGGGGCTGGCGGTGGAGTACAACCGGGCGTGGCTGGTGGTGGAGCGGAATAACCACGGCAGCGGGGTTCTGGCGCTGATCGAAACGGTTTGCGGTTATCAGCGGATCTATCGGCAGGGAGGGCAGCCGGGCTGGCTGACGACGACTGTGAGCCGGCCGGCGGCGCTGGGACGGCTGGACGCGGGATTGGTGGAAAGGCCGGAGAGCTTTCAGAGCCGGCGGCTGCTGGCCGAGTGCCGGAGTTTTGTGCGTATGCCGGATGGGGGAAGCGGGGCGCGGCCGGGAACGCACGACGACCGGGTGATGGCGATGGCGATTGGGCTGGGTGCGCGGGCGGAGCTGCTGGGGAGGAACGGCGGCTAGCTGCCAGCTTTCAGCTTCTGGTTCCGCACTCGAAGAAGATCGACCGGAAACAGGATTCTCCATTCAGTTGCCAAATGTGGAAGGTTTGGGAAATGATTTAGCAGGTTAGCCACCGCTTCGCGGTGATCGCGAGTTAGCAAGTTAGCGGGTTCATTGACGGCAAACTTTGATGGAGCAGATCAAGTAGCTTCTGATGAACAGGAAGATTGAGGTTCGAGGATTCCCACCCTAGCCGCAAAAACAAGAGCGCGGCGAGGGTGGGGCACCCGGCGAACAGGGAACAGGGAACAGGGAACAGGGAACAGGGAACAGGGAACAGGGAACAGGGAACAGGGAACAGGGAACAGGGAACAGGGAACAGGGAACAGGGAACAGGGGGATTGTTTGCATTTTTTGCTTAAGTCAAGCATTTTCTTTTGGAGACCAATCTAGTTGCGTTACTGAGGCGAAACTGATGACTGCCCACTGTTCACTGACCACTGTCGCAGGCTTGAACGCTTAAAATCGATTCATACTCTGGAGCAGGCGGGAGAACGGGCTTGGCGGTACTGGCGGTGCAGCAGATCCGGCGAATGCGGGGCGGAGCGCAGGGCCAGTTGATGCTGGGCGCGGATGGAAATTTGTATGTGGTGAAGTTTCAGAATAATCCGCAGCATAGGCGGGTGCTGGCGAATGAGTTTCTGGCATCCCGGCTGGCGGCGGCGGCGGGTTTGACGGCTCCCGAGGCGGAGCTGGTGGAGGTTTCGAGCTGGCTGGTGGAGAATACGCCAGAGCTGGAGATGGACCTGGGCAGGTCGCGGGTGCGCTGCCAGGCGGGGCTGCAATTTGGGTCGCGGTTTGTGGGAGGGCTGATGCCAGGGCAGGTGGTGGACTTTCTGCCCGAGGAGCAGATGGCCGAGGTGAGGAACCTGAATGAATTTGCCGGCATTCTGGCGCTGGACAAATGGACCGGCAATGCGAATGGCAGGCAGGCGGTCTTTGCGCGCAAGCAGCGGGAGCGGCGCTACCGGGCGGTGTTCATCGATTTTGGGTACTGTTTTCACGCCGGGGAGTGGAAGTTTGAGGATGCGCCGCTGCGGGGGGTCTATTTTCGCAACGATGTCTACCGGGAGATTGCCGGCTGGGAGGCTTTTGAGCCATGGCTGACGCGGCTGGAGACCATGGCGGCGGAGACGGTATGGGCGGCGGCCAGCGAGGTTCCTCCGGAGTGGTACGGCGGGGATTTGGGTGAAATGGAGGCGCTGGTGGAGAAACTGCTGGCGCGACAAGGACGAATCCGGGAACTGATTACGGGCTTCGGGCGGTCGGACCGACAGCCATTTCCAAAATGGGTGGAGATGAGAAAAAATGAGGGGGAAGGGGCTTGGAAAGAGGATCGGTGGGAGACTAGCATGAAAGTGAACTAGTGAACTAGTGAAAGAGTGAAAGAGTGAAAGAGTGAAAGAGTGAAGTTTGTGAAGTGCCTTTTTTCACTTATTCACTTATTCACTTGATGAATGTTTGCAATCAGATTGTCACAGTACCAGTGAATAAGTGAATGAATAGTGGAAGAGAGCGTCGGGCGTGCGAGTTTCAACTGCTCCGGTATGTGCCGGATGCGGTGCGAAATGAGTATGTGCATATCGGGGTGATCCTGCGCGAACAGGCGGAGGGCGGCCTTAAGCCTCCTCTGGTCCGATTTACCCGCGACTGGCGCCGCGTGCGCTGCCTGGACCCGGAGGCCGACACGACGCTGCTGGAGGGGATGGAGAGCGAGCTGCGGCGGCGCTTCGAGGCCGAGCCGAATGGGAAGCTGATGCGGCTGCTGAATGAGTCGCTCTCGCTGGGCGTGCAACTGACCGAGGCCAAGGCCTACCTGGCGGAGAGCCTTCCGGCGGGGATGGAAGAGCTGATGCGGCTGTATGTGGAGCCGCCGCCGCGGGAAAAGACGCAGCGGCTGAGCGGGCGGGCGGCGATTCAGGCGCGGATGCGGTCGGAGTTTGAGCAGGCCGGGGTGTGGGAGCTGATGCGGAAGAGGATCGCGGCGTCGGAATATACGCGACCGGGCGACCCACTACGGATTGACGCGGGATACAGGCCCAACGGTCTGCGCCACCCCGCGGACAAAGACCCGTCCGTGGGGACCCCGTTCATTCGGATGTTTCATGCGGTGAGTTTGGAGCCGGGGGTGGAGATGGCCAAGGTGCTGGCCTTTTCATCGGCGGGACTGCGGATTGGCGTGGAACGCGTGGAGAAGGCGCAACTGGAGCTGACGGCGGTGATTGAGCCGGCGGCGCGGCTGGGGGCGACTGATGAGGAGCCGGAACGGCTACAGATGTACCGCTTTGGCGTGGAGACGATGGAAGAGCACCAGATCCGCGTGCTGACCACCTCGGATTTGGGGAGGGTGGCGGAGACGGCGCGGCGGGAGCTGCGAGTGTGAGCAAGCAGTTCACAGTTCACAGTTCACAGTTCACAGTTCACAGTTCACAGTTATTAGCTGTTATTTTTCAGCTATTTGTACGACTCAAAATTCTTTGTTAGAGTTTGCAGATAATTTCTGGTGTTTGCGGTAGGATTGATTTTGTTGAGAAGTTAGAGCGGTTAGAGGTTGCCAGCGGTTTTCTGACAACTGAGAACTGAGAACTGTGAACTAAGAAGAGGCATGGCCCTTTCCGGGGCTGTGCCTTTTTGTTTTTAGGGCGGCGGGAGAAGGAAGGTGCGCGTGAAGGTTGGAGAACAGTTGCGGGAGATCTGGCGGCAGGCCACGGGGAGCGGCCACGGGGCAGGGGAATCGGCCGGAGCGGGCGTGATTGAAGCGGCGGCGGAAGCGGGACGCAGGACGCTGGCTATGCCTGCAATTCTGAATCCGGTTCAGTTTCCGGGACGGCTGCTACCGAAGCCGACACCGATGAATCTGCGCAGGTTTGCGGAGACCCCGGTAGTCCGGCGAGCGATCAATGTGATCAAGGATCGCATTGCGGCGATGGACTGGCAGGTGCGGGTGCGGCGGGGCGTGAAGCCGGGGGATTTGGCCGCAGCGGAAGGCAAGCTGCGGGCGCTGCGCAGGACGCTGGAAGAACCGAATGCCGCGGACAGCTTCCGTACGCTGATTGAGCAGGTGATCGAGGATATGCTGACGGGCGGGTTTGGGGCCATCGAGATGGAGCCAACCGGGAACAGCGAGCAGCCGGCGATGCTTTGGGCGGTGGATGGGGCGTCGATCCGGATCAATCCCAGGTGGGACGGGCAGGCGGAGACGCCGCGTTATGCGCAGGTGCAGTTTGGACAACTGGAGTCGAGCGGGATTGAGTTACGGGACGACCAGTTGATGTACATCCGGATGAATCCGCGGAGCTTTACGCCCTTCGGGCTGGGTCCGCTGGAAGTGGCCTTCGAGACAGTGAACCAGTTTCTGAGCGCGCACCGGTTTGCGGGCAAGCTGGCGGCCAACACAGTGGCGCAGTATGCGCTGTGGCTGAACGAGGCGACGCCGACGCAGCATGACCGGTTGATCCGCTGGTGGCAGGATGAGATCGAGGGGACGGGAAGGGTTCCGTTGATTTCGACCGAGCAGAAGCCGGAGGTGCTGCGTTTTGCCCAGGGGACGGACGCGGATATGCGGCTGGCCTGGCAGGAGTTTCTGATCCGGATGGTGGCCAACGCTTTTGGGCTTCCGCCGTTGCTGCTGGGGCTGGAGGCGGATGTCAACCAATCGACGGCAAGGGAGATGACCGACGAAGCCTTCCGCGGGGCGATCTCGCCGTTGGCGCTGCTGCTGGCCGGGCATATTACCCGTGATCTTTTTGCCAAGTGTATCGGTTGGCGGGAGTTTGAGTTTGTCTTCAACGAACTGAACGCGAGGGACGAGGAGACAGAGCTGGCGGTGCAGGTGCAACTGCTGCAGGCCGGCGTTTTGACGGTGGACGAGGTGCGGGCGATGCGGGGGCTGGGACCGCTGGGGCAGGATGGGGCAGTGCAGTTGACGGGGGAAGCGGCAGTGGAGCAGGCGGGCTAGGGCATTTTCACAGTCTCTGTGAGGCTGCTTTTGTGGTTTCCCACCCATTTCACAGAAAACGTGAAATGGATGGGGCACGAAGCTTCCTTACACGATCGGTGAAAATGCGCTGGTTGGTCTAAATGCAGCCGGAGCCGGGCTGCGGGAGCGGATGGACGGAGAGCACATGAGACTGGAAGCAATGGCGGTACAGATTCCCCACGTGGATGGGCACCCGAACCGGGTTCCATTCGAGGGGGTATTAACGATGGTGAATGCAGCCAGCGACAAGGCGCCCGCGGGGGCGCGAGGACACCGGGTCATGCTGACGCGCGAGGCGGCGGAAAAGGCGCTGCCTTCCCTGCTGGGCATGGCAGTGGATTACCGGCCGGGATGGGACGGCCATGATGCCAGGCGCAAGATTGGGCTGCTGACGGAAGCGGATTTGATTGGGCAGCGGCTGGTAGTCCGCGGATATCTGTATGCGCGGGACTTTCCCGAAGTGGCGGGGGCAATTCAGGCGCATTCGCCCGAGAAGATGGGCATGAGTTATGAGTTGGCAGACGCGCGGGTGGAAGATATGCGGGCCGAAGTGTGGAAGCTGACCCGCGTGACCTTTACCGGAGCGGCAATTCTGCTTCGGGACAAGGCGGCTTACAGAGCCACCAGCTTCCGCATGGCGAGTTAGCAAAAAACTGTTCACAGTTGTCAGTTGTCAGTTCTCAGTCAATCGTTCACAGCAAGCCATCGATTGAGAGTTGTGGAGAGCCGCGTCTCGATCACAGTTAACCGTAACTGATAGCTGACAACTGATCACTAACAACTGAAGAAAGGAATGGCATGGAAAAGGAAGAAAGTGGCATTGCGGAACGGTTGGAAGCCGCAACAAACCTGCTGGAACGGACGCTGGGCTGGCTGGAAGAGCGGCAAGGCGCCTTGACTGGCGAAGTGGAGAGGATTTCGGCGACGGTGGAGCAGAGCCGCCGGGAGACGGAACTGGCGGAAAAGCTGGCGACGGCGGAACGGGAGTTGGCCGAGCTGAAGGCCGGCGCGGCGCAAAATGTGTTGAGCCCGCTGCGCAGGACATTGCCTGCGGCGACCAGCGAGATGCTGTCCAAGCATGGAATCGGCGATGGGCCGGTGGATGTGCGGACGCTGGACGCGGCATTGTCCGGACTCAGCCTGGAGCAGCGCATTGCGGTGAAGACGCAACTGCTGCGGGCAGGCGCGATTGCGTAAAAGCAGTTGTCAGTTGTCAGGGATCAGTGGTCAGTTGCATATGGCCGCTACCTTGACTGCCGATTGACGTTAACTGATCACTGATCACTCAAGCAATGGCCCCATGGAGGGGGCGAAAAGAGCCTATGAACGCAAACTTTGCAGACATTCACGCGGCAGCAGACTATATCGGACCGGGCGCAGTTGAAGTTCCGTTGTATCAAACCGAGATTTTCGATATCTGCCGGCGTTCGAGCCCCTTCGGGCAGCGCATCAAGCAGGTACCCGCGACCGGCCATCCGTCGCGGTTCTTTGAGGAGACGGCAATTCCGAATCCGGGAACCTCCGGCTTTGTGAATCCGCGCGCGATTGTACCGGTGACGGTTACTCCGACCCGAGTGGAGCGGAGCGTGCCGTTGAAGGCGATCGTTTCGCAGATCAATTACAACCTCTTCGACATCGAACTAGGCGAGCAGCAGAAGCAGTTCGCCTATCTTCAGGCCAAGGATCTGGTGGACACGGTGAGCGGCGTGATGGTGACGCATGATGTGGCTCTCTGGAATGGCAACGACACCAGTCTTTCGACCCCGACGACAACGCAGTACATGGGCGCAGTTGGGCAGATTCAGGCAGGCGGTCTGACGACGACCATCGGCACAACGGCTTCGATTGTGAACGGACTCAAGACCGCGGTGGCGCAGATGGTGGCCAGCAATGGTTATCATGTCCGGCCCACGGCGATCTATGCCAACCCGGTTCTTCTGGACCTGATTGACCAAGAGATGAAGTCGCAGTTCAACGTGGTGTTGAATACCGACAACATCACGGGCGGAATTCGGGTGAAGATGCTTTCAACGCAGGCTGGGGACCTTCCGCTGATTCCGGATTGGAGCCTGGGTTACACCGGAACGCCGGGTTCGGGCACGGCGGTTCTTCCGGCGTATATCGTGACCGAAGATCTGATCGAGTATCACTGGCTCGGCGATCCGACGCCGCGTATCTTCCAACTGGGGCTGCCGAATTCTCTGGCTCACCAGTATGTCGCTGTCAAGTTCGGTGCGATTGTAGTGAAGGGCGCCAACTATGCGCATTACCAGGTGCTGGTGGACCGGTAGTTTGAAGCGAGGGACTAAGGGACTAGGGACTAAGGGACTAAGAAATCGCGATCTGTGAACGAAGTACCGTTGCGTATCACCTATCGTTGGCGACAGCTGATAATTGGCATTTTATAATTGTCGTCTGTTCCTAGTCTTTCAGTCCCTTTAGTCCCTAGTACCTTAGTCCCTCATTTCTTGTTCTCTGTTCTCGAAAGGAAAAGGCATGGCATATCTGCAGCCCGCGGATTACTCGAATTATGGATTGCCGGCAGGAACGACGGCGGATTGGATTACAGCCGCCACGGCATTGATCAACAGCTACTGCAGGCGGCCGGACCTGAACGTGATTCAGTATACGGAGCGGTTGCGCTTGACCAGTGGCTCACAAACTGTGTTGCTGAGTTATCTTCCGCTGGCGCCGCTGGGAACAGCAACTACGCCAATCGTCAGCATCGAAGGGCGCTACACGCGGCCGCGGCGCGGAGAACTTCCGAATGAGCCGTTGCTGGAGATTGCGTTGGCATTTTCGCTGCCAGGGCAGTGGGCGGTGATTGATCCCAACTCGGTGGATTTTGATCCGAATACCGGCGAGTTGACTTTGCCATGGAATTTTCTGGGACTGCCTTTCAATGAGGTCTCGGTGACTTATACGGCGGGATTGGTAATAATCGGCGACGATATAAAGTCGGCGTGCGCCCAGTTAGTGCGCAATGCGCAATCGACGCCGGCATTGAACGCGAGCAAAACCAAGATCGATACGATGCAAATGCAGTATTTTTCGAGTTCGCTGGTGGACGAAACAGTGCAGGCCTGGCTGCGTCCCTACATAGCGAACAGGTTGGGGTGAGCAATGAGCGATACGGCGCCGCGAAACCCGGTCAGCGCACCGCAGATGCTGGCCGATGCCCTGTTGCGAAGCGTGGCAGGAACTACAGCCCTTCTGCGGGTGACAGGCACAAATACGGATACCAGCCAATCCGAAGTTGGATTGACGCCAACGACTTTTGCCGAGGTGGTAGTAAGTCCTGTCGTGATGAGAAAGCTGCGGTCGACCCCGCAGGAAAATGGCGAATCCAAGTGGGAGATGCTGGTCTCCGCGACCGGAGTGCAGCAGCAGGTAAACGCGCTGGACTTGCAGTCTGCCCAGTCACTCTTTGCATTGACACTGGCGGTTACAGTAACTGGACAGGATTACATGATTGAATCCGTTGCCGCCAATGAAGCATTCGGCCAGGTGTATCTCTACCGGCTTCTTTTGCGGGAAGCACACCAGCAGGCGGTGTAGAAGCTTCTAGCTTCAAGTTCACAGCAGGGCACGAGGAGTTGTACTCAATGCAAAATGCGAAAGATTCGTTTTATATGGCGCTGCGCACAAGATTGGCGTCCATCAATCCGGAACGGACGATCCTGCTGCGCGGAGCAGTGCGCCCAGGGATATTGGTGGAGGAAGCTGAAGCTCCCTTCAGCCAGCTCCCCAATGACGTATTTGTGCTGCGCTGGCTAGGGCTGGGAGTTGATTTAAATCTCGCGTCAACCATGGTTGCCGAGCAGTGCGAGATTCTTTATCAGACCTGCGGAACGCAGAGTTTTGGCGGGTTGGACCGCGGCCGACAGTTGAGCGAAATGGACGAGGAAGTTACAGCGATGGCGCAGCCCTTCTATACTCCCAAGCTCAATTACACGGCAACGCCGCCGGCAGCGATGCTGACAAAGGTGTTTTGGGATGAGCCGAGATTTTCGCCGATAGTAACTCAGCGCGATCGTCTGAGCCGTTCCGCGAATCTAATGGTTTACAGCTACCAGGAGCAGGGGGAGTAAATGGCTATGACATGGTTTTCAGCTCCCGCTCCAGTGGCGCGGCGGGTGCGAGGGTATTTTGCACCGGTAAATCGATCAGCGCAAGCGCCGGTACTTTTCGATCCGTCGGAACAAGGCGGATTTTGCTTGAATACGCCGCCTTCTCCGTGGATCGACCTAGGCTGGATTCAGGAGTTTACGCGAAAAGCAGGAAGCAGAACGGCGGCTGTGCTGACAGGCATTCCAGCTGGGACGCTGGAGCAAGTGCGCGAAACGCTCGAAGCGCAGGTGAGCTTGGAGTTCCTGAGTTGGACCAAGCTCACTATGGCATTAGCAACCGGTTCGCAGCACATGAACCTGCTGGCTCCGGCGAGCGGGGCTTCTGCGGCCGCAGATGGCGCGCAAGCAGCTCCCGCTGTTATTCCTCAAAGCGGATCGACGGCGACATTTATTGCTTTGGCCGCAGCGGATGCCGCAAGGTTCACGGCTAACTCAATTGTGGCGATGGACGCGGATTACACGGGGCAGACAGGCTTTGTGGGTTCACCAGTTTCTGGAGCATATGTCAGGCAGGCGCTGACGGATGTTGACTATATCCGGCGAGTGACCTACAACGTGGCATTCGTATCGCAAGTCAGCACAACTGGGCTTACGCTTGCGGATCCACTGCCGGGCGGCGTTCCCGCTACCGGCGCAAAGTTACAGGCGGCTACTGGATTTGTAGACCGCGAAGGCGGCAGCTTCTATCAGGAATGGTCTGGGCTGTTTGTTATGGAAGGTAGCCAGGGAGAGCGCATCTTCTATTACTATCCACGCTTGCAGACCATGGTCAGCGCACAAGAATCTGTTTTGCCTCTGGACGACAAGAATAAGGAAGGGCTGGCGCGGATATTACTCAAAGGGCAGTTTCTGGCGCTTCCCGTAACGGATCCACTGGACGGGGAACGGGTTGTTTGTTATCGAAGCTTCTTGCCCGCCGCTAATGCACTAATTTAGCGAGTCAGCGAGTTAGTACAACAACGAAATTGGCAAGTTAGCGAGTCAGCAGGTCAGAGAGTCACGATGAAAATAACGATCAATGGGCAAGACTACACGACGGCGCTTGATAATGCGCGTTCGCTGACGATCGAGCGCAAGCTGAACGAACCGACGGTGTGCCAATTTCTGCTGAGTTTGCCGACTAATGGAAGCTTAGCAATGCCCACCCGCAATCAATTCCTTGCGGTAACGGGGGACGACGGAACCAATTACTTCACAGGTTACATCGCGGTCAGTCCGTTGCCAGAATATGCAGGCCTGGCGATGGAAGGGCCTCGCTATCGGATTGCCATAGAAGCCATAAGTGACGAACTGCTGCTGGATCAGATATTGATGCCTCCCTGCGCAGGCGCCACGGGGGAAACAGTTGGATCGTTGATGACGGCCCTAGTAACTCGCACGGGGACGATCAGGTTATCCACTCAAGGACTTTCGCTGGGTACGGCGGTGAGCAATTTTGTTCCTGAACCGGGCGCATCGTGGAGCAAGAGCGTCGGGCAGGTGGCAAGCATGGCGCGTGCGGCATATCGTGCGCTGAATGGGGTACTCACAGTTTCTTCGGTGCAGGCGGTCGTGCATCCTTTGAACGAGGCAGATGAAAGTTTGAATTTATCTGCTCTTGGATTCACATCCAACGTCAAGCGCTCACTGGCGAACGATGTAACTGTTTGCGGCGAGCACGAGCCGGCTGCTTATGTCAACGAATACTTTCTTGGAGACGGAATCACAACACAGTTCTTTCTGGCGGCTGATCCGTATTTTCCATCTTCATCCCAATCCACCATTATCAGCGAGCTTTTCAACGAACCTCAAATCGACCAAAGCGTGTGGGGAGTTTCTGGCGGCGCAGGCTATCTTGCACTGGGTGCAGGCGGCCTGGCAATGGCGGGCGGTAATGGAATTGACGGAGAGACACTGCTGACCTGGATCGATCCGGTGGAGATGGGTGGAACCCTGCTGATGGAGGCCGTGGGAATAACTCTATCTACGGGAAGCACCGGCATACTGGCTGGATTCTTTGTTGGGGCGGATAGGCAGGCTGGATGCATTGCGGGTTTTCAGGCCACCGCTCAGTCGGGCACCGGCGCAGTTACATTGCAGCCACTGATCCAAGGAAGCCCCGTGGGTGCGACTTATGCTATCAATTCCGCCTACCAATACACCTTGCGCGTCCGAGTGCATTGCGCGGAGATTGAGCGGGAGCTGGCAATCTATCGTTCTTGCGGAGATAACGGTCCAATTGCTGAAGGCGGGCAGCTGATTAGTGCCGCGGGAAAGATACAAATGGAGATTCAGCAGTTTGTCAATGGCGTGGGCGGAATGCCAGTGATGCTGTATGACGGAGCTATCACCAGCCTTCCCACGGCTTGCAATGTGGTTGCCAGCAGCAGCATCAACCTGATCGGCACCATGCGAGCTTTCAATCTGAAGAATCTGGGTTCTGGTTGGGTGGTGAGCACTCCTTCCGGCGGCAGCGCGTACACGCGCAGGGTTGGCACGACGGCGGAAGCTGCTGAATGCCAGGTGGAGCGCACCGGCAAGGTAGTGTTTTATACGGGTTATGCGCCGATGGCGGGCGAGCTGATTGCCGTGAGTTACCGCACCATCGGCAGGGCCGTGGGACGCGCGATTAACGCCGCCAGCCAGCAGGCGTTGGCGCTAGCAGGATTGCCTACCGAGGCTGCATGGATCGGCTCGGTAACTCATCCGCCAACGCGCAGCTCCGCAGACTGCCGCAATGCGTCTCTGGTGATGGAACAGGCTTCAGCGGGAGTGAGCGCGCTGTGGAGCGGCACTTACAAGGCAACCAGATTCAGCTTTGCCTCGGATGTGTGGCCCGGCGATGCGCTTCAGTTCAACGCACCTTCACTGAATCTGAGCACGCAGGTAGTGGTGCGGGCCGTCAAGGTGAGTTACAAGGCAAGTTATCCGGACCTGGTGGAGTATGCAATTACCTTCGCCAACGACTGGGCTGCCGATTTGGCCATCAAGACGGGCGCGACTGTGCCTGCAGACACATGGCTTCCTGCGCCGATTGCTCCAACCTATCTTGCAAATTTGAACGCGCTGACTGTGACCTCTCTGAATGGATCGACGGTAACGGTCAATGCCAACGTGACGCCGCCCACGGGCGGAGGGTTTGAGATCCGGCGGCGGGATTTCGCCTTCATGGTTGGCGAAGACCCGGACCTGGTGATGCGGTCGGCTCTGCCGAATATGACCTTTTCCCGTGAAACCGCCGCCGACCAGTTCTATATCCGGATGTACGACGGCTCCATGCCGCCTAACTATTCGGAGTTTTCAACGGCATTGTTCATCAATCTGCCGCTGTGA